TGCTCCCGCCAGCTGAGGTCGGCCGCCTCCTCTCCCTTCTGCCGGTCGGCACCCCCCGCGACGTCGTCGTCGCCCACCTCCTATACTCTTTCGCCCTCCTCCCACACTTCCAATCCAGCTCCGGCGATCTCTCCGCCTCGCTCCTACGCCACCCGAAGCGTGCCAAAGGGCTCTCAAACGCCCTCAAAGCACTCGGTCTCAACTCGACCCCTGTTGGCGCTGTCCTCACCGAGTCCCAGGTCCTCCAGGGCCGCCTTACCGGTGGGGTCGACTGGAGCGTGGAGATCCCCCGTCGCTGTGACCCCACCCTCGTCCGCCCCCTCCTCGTATCCCTCACCGCCGATGAGCTCCGGCCCCATGTCGCCGCCATCCTCGACTCGGAACTCCCCAAGGGCTTCACTCTCCCCGACCTCGACGAGTTCTGGTCTTCTCGGTGGCTGTGGTGCGTCAACGGCGCTCACACTTCCGAATCGTCGCGTGCCCTCAACATCCCTCCCGACTCGTTCCCTGGGTTCGGGCGCACCTACCGTCGCATGGCCGCCGAGTTCGTTGACTCCGAACCGATTTCCTCGTGGGATGGGACCACCACCGTCTCTGCTTCTGAGAAACTCGAGCACGGCAAGACTCGGGCTATCTTCGCCTGTGACACGTTATCCTACTTCGCCTGGTCCTGGCCCCTTAATGCGGTCCAGTCAGCGTGGAAAAACAAGCGTGTCCTGCTCGACCCTGGCGCCGGTGGAACTGTCGCTCTCGCTTCCCGGATCGGTACCGCGACTGCCCGTCCCGGCGTAAACCTGATGCTCGATTTTGACGATTTCAATTCCCATCACTCTACGTCGGTGATGCAGATGGTCACTGACGAGCTCCTCTCCCGCTGCGCGGCCCCCCCCTTCCTCCGCGACGTCCTGATCCGCTCCCTCGACTCCGAGTACATCCGCCACGGTGGTAAGATGTCACACGTCGCCGGCACGCTCATGTCTGGTCACCGTGGGACCACCTTCTTCAACTCGGTCCTGAACGCTGCCTACATCCGGGCTGCCGCCGGTGCCGACTTGTACGAGAAAATGTTCTCCCTCCACACCGGTGACGATGTCTTTGCCCGGGTCCCGACAACGCACGAAGTCGAGCGCATTCTCGACGGCGCCGCCGCGATCGGCTGTCGGTTGAACCCCACCAAGCAGTCGATTGGGCACACTCGTGCTGAGTTCCTCCGGTGTGCATTCGGGCCCGCGGGCGCGTACGGGTACGTGGCTCGGTCGATCGCCACCCTTGCGAGCGGCAACTGGACCTCCTCCGCCCCCCTCCCCCCTCAGGAGTTGTTGACCCACTTCATGGGCGTCTCACGCTCGATCATCAACCGATCAGGTCAGCAACTCTTTCCCCGTCTTCTTGCTCCCGCCCTCCGGCTCCCTCGCGGCATCGGTGTTCGCTCGGCTATCGAGATGCTCGCCGGCAACACCGCCGCTCTGGACAACTCGCCGGTCTACAACGCCCCCTCCCCCTTCCCCCGGTTCCGCTTGGTCGACGAGAACCGTGACAACCCAGACCCCCTCCCCCCTTCCCTCCCTTCCCGTGCCACCCGTGACTACCTGTCCCGTCACGTCGGTGAAGTTGAATTAGTCGCCCTTTCCCTCGCGAAGGTGGACCCGACGCCCCTCATGATCGCCTCTAGCTATAATAAGGGCCAGGTCATGAGCACAAGCGTCCCATCTACGCCCCAGCTCAAGAGGATCGGCGACTACAAGCCCCGCAACCCCGGCTTCGCCACCGGGAAAAGTAGTCAGCTGCACGTACACGGCGTGCTCAATCGGTACCCTCTGCTCCGTTTGGTGGAGGGTCGACTGTCTACTGGCGACGTGGAACACCTCCTGCGCTTGGAGGGCTATGTTCCCGGTCCTGACCCTCGCGTCACTGCGTTTGGGTCTCAAGCGCACCCCGTCCTCGTCTCTGGCGTCATTCCTTTCTCTGACGCCGCCTCTATTTCACGCTCCACTGGGTACGATCACGTCCATGTTCTGTACCCGATTGCCATGTAGTATGGTGTTGTGTGAACTCAACAAGCTATCCTGAACCGAGCTTAGTTGAGGTTTTATGTGCGGCCGGCTAGCG